CCGCCGGTCACCAGCGCCGCACATTGCCAGCCAGTTCCGCGGCGGCTCGCAGCTGGTGGAATTCCGTGGCGGATGGCTCGGGCTGATCCACGAAGTGGCGCACGGCGGCCACAGGGTCTACGAACACCGCTGGGTGTGGCTGGACAATTCGCTAACGCTCAAGCGGTGGTCGCTGCCGTTTGTGTTTCGGGAGCGGCAGGCGATTGAGTTCGCCGCTGGTCTTGCGATCACCGGCAGCAGCGTAGTGGCGTCGTTTGGCGTGCGTGACGCGGAAGCGTGGCTTGTGTGCCTAGACGCCGGCGCCGTGGAAGGGATGCTTGCGGATGCTGCACCAGCAGATCGCTGACGCACTGGCGAAATCGTGGATGCCAAACGACTGGTTTGCGCTGGACGCCCGGTCGCTTCGGCACTACCAGCACAAGGCTGAAAGAGTCGCCGCTATCCAGCCAAAAACCGGCATTGAGATCGGAACCCGCTGCGGGTACTCGCTGCTGGCGTTCCACGTGGCCAGCCCTGGCACGCGATGGCTGTGCGTGGACGGCTGGCTAGACGCTGATTCGCCGCAGTGCATGGACCACTGGCAGCGGATCGTGGCTGAATGGCGAATCAATGCCCAGCTGCTGCGGGCCGACACTCGAGGTGTAACGGAGTTGCCGCCTGCGGATTTCGCGCACGTGGACGGCGACCATTCCTACACCGGCGCCCTGGCGGATCTGCACTTGGTCGCTGACGTTCCGGCGATCCTGGCGGATGATTGCGACAACGCCAGCGTGCGGCGGGCCGTGGAAGACTTCTGCGCTAGCAGGAACAGGCGGGCCACGTTCACCGACGATGGCCTGCGGCAATCGGCACTGATCCTATGAGTCTGAAAATCGGCGTTTACGCGCTGGCCCGCAACGAAGAAAAGCACGCCTTCGACTGGTCGCATTCGTGTGACGAAGCCGACGTGCGAGTAGTCACCGACACGGGCTCGACCGATTCCACGGTTGACCGGCTGCGGCAGTCAGGCGTGACGGTTGCCACAGGGAACGTCGTGCCGTGGCGCTGGGACGATGCCCACAACCTTTCGCTCTACCACCTGCCGTCTGACGTAGATGTGTGCATCCGACTGGACCTAGATGAGCGGCTGTCGCCGGGCTGGCGGGACGTGATTGAACGGGAATGGACGGACGGCACAAATCAACTGTTCTACAAATACGTTTGGTCATGGGCCGCCGATGGCACGGAAGATTTGGTGTTCATTGCGGATCGCATCCACGCCCGCCGTGGGTTTCGTTGGAGTGCGCCGACGCACGAAGGGCTGATCTGCTGGCACGGCGAAAAACGGACAAAGATGACCGCGGATCTGCAGATTTTCCACTTTCGAGACAAGGGGAAAAAGCACACCACCGACCTAGAGTTGTTGCGAATCGCCGTGTGCGAGGCTCCGCACGACGCACGGGCGCAGTGGTATCTAGCACGCGAAATGGACTACGCCGGGATGCCAGAGGCACGGGAAGCCTTTGAGCGGTATTTGCAGATGGACGGCGGCATAGCGACAGAACGCGCATTCGCCTGCCGCATCTTGTGGAAGCTGACCGGCGATCCGTCCTGGTTGGTGCGGGCGACTGCGGAAGCGCCAGACGAGCCAGAAGCGTGGGAGCGGCTGGCGTTCTTGGCATACAGGCAGCGTGAATGGGCAAAGGTTGTTGCGTGTGCTGAACGGGCAGTTGGCTGTGAAAACATCGGCACGCATTGCAGCGATCCGCTGGCACGTACTCGCGCCATGGACCTGCTGGCAGTCGCGCTGTGGGAGCTTGGGAGGCGTCCAGAGGCACTGACGTTCGCCCGGCAGGCTCTGGCAAGATGGCCGGAAGACGCCCGCCTGCGCTCAAACGTGGCGGCCATGGAACAGACGCTAGGAGGCGCGGCGTGAGTAGTTATCTGCGGCAGATTGCCGACGCGCTAGCTGATAGCCTCGGCGCCGTTACGTGGGAAATTAACACCACGACCGTGGAACGAAAGAACTGGGTTTCCATCGACGTGGAGTCGATGTCGCATCCGGTGGTCTACGTCACGCCTGGGTCCGCTGACGTTACCCGCATCGGTCGCCGGCAGACGCAGATTGACTACGAAATCAACGTCTTTGTCGGAATGCACGTCAACACAGACCAAGAGGTTGACGACATGCTGGATTTGGCAAACGACATTTTCCGCCAGGTCAAGGCCCATCAGTTCGATGACATAGAGGACTGGCCAGAGGGCGTAACGAGCCCGCAGACGGTCACGATCGACCTAAACCCAGACGATGCGCTGAGTGAACGAAACGTCTGGCGGGCGGCGATTGTTGCCACCTATCGCGTCCTTGAAAGCGACGACCTGCCGGAGTGAACGCACATGCGTGCTAGCCGTGCATGGATTAGACCTGGCCAGATTGGCGGCAACCGCCGGTCACGGTCTGCCGCCACTGATCTGAAGTTGGCGTTGAACTTCAAGATCAAAAGCGGGTTTTTCGACCGCGCCCATGTTCGCCGGATGCTGGATGCCACTAACCAGACGTGTCTGATAAAGGCCGGGCTGAATATCAAAGAGGCTGCAAAGAAGGGCATTGGCCAAAAGCCACCAGCGAAAACAAAGGCTGGCAAGCGCGCGGTCAATTCCGGGGCCATCGTTGAGTTTGTCGGTGGCCTCTACAAAGATTTGACGATGGTGAACAGCGGGAAGCCGCGGTCTGCCGGCAGTCCAATCAAATCGTGGGGGCCGAAGCGGTTCACCTACGCAGACATAAAGGACTATTTCGACACCAGCCGCAAGACGGCAGTGATCGGGGCCGCCAAGGCGCCGTGGCTCAACAAGCTGCATGAGTTTGGCGGAACGCTACGGTTGCGGGCATGGCGCACTGGCGTTGGCGCCGCACGAAATGCTTATCTGCGCCGCAGAGGTAACGGCCGCCAAGGGCGCGACGAGCGCGGCCGGTATACATCGTCGCTGCCGCAGGCAAACCAGTTTGACTACGGCCTGTTGGTGTGGACCAACAAAAAGCCACGGCATTCCCGCAACTGGGAAGCCACCACGATTGTGAAGACGGCCCGCTATCCGGCCCGCCCGTTCATGCAGGGCGCTCGGCTTGTGCAAAAGGCCGTTGCTAAAGCGAACGAAAAGTGGCGGAACGCTCTGCGGAAAACAGGCTAGCCACACCCCCTACGCCGCTTTGCTGTGCTGGCCCTAATCTGCAAGCACACCCGCCCAAGGAGCACACATGGCCATTACTCTCGGCAAAGACGTGACGATTGCCGGCGTTTCCAACGCTCGGTCTTGCACCGTCACGTCCAGCGCATCGGAAGTGGACGTTACCAAGCTTGGCGATTCGTCGCGCAAGTACCGCAAGGCGCTGATCGAGCAGACGATTGAGGTTGAATGCGTTGACGATCCCGGCGTCGAGGCTGGCGACGTGTTCACGATCACTGGCACCGGGACGGGGAATGCGTCTTACATATGCACTAGCGTTGCCCAGTCGGAGCCGCTTGACGGAATCGTGACGTACACGGTTTCCGGCTCTCGCACTTTGGACGACTGACAAGCACAGACACACGCACCCACACACTAAGGACAGCACATGGCCATCACTCTCGGCAAGGACCAGACAGCGCCTCCGGTTGGCACGAACATCATTTCTGCCACCTACACCGAGGAATGCGAAACGATCGACATCAGCAACCGAGACAACATCGGCGGCAGCACCGGGGCGCCGGGCTACAAGATGTCCACGGCAGGGTTCACCACGAAGACGTGGGAGATTGAGTGCCACGACGCGACCGGTTTGATTACTGACCTTCAGGCAAACGCCAGTAGCGGTTGGAAGGTCATGAGCGTCACGGAGAACATCGGCATTGACGGCGCCGTGACGTTTTCGGTGACTGCCAAGGAGTTCTGATCCTTGGCCATCACGCTCGGCAAAGACTGCACCGTTTCAGTTGGCAGCAACATTGTCAGCGCTCGCAGTGTGACGTTTACGGAGTCAGCGCGGACCATTGAAATAAACGAGTTTGGGTCGCGGTACTCGTCCGTCTATTCGACGGGCTTTGACGCATCTGTGTCCGTGGAACTAAACGACTCTGCGGATGCAACCGACTTGTTTGCGACGTTGGAAGACGGCGACGAAATCACGGTTTCCGGCGGCGCTGGCGGCTGGTCGTTTCCTGCTGTCGTCACGGGCATTTCAGAGACTTGCCCGGTAGACGGCGTGGCGACGTTCACGATTGAAGCGCGAATGACAAAAGGCGGGCTGCGATAACTAGCTAGCGGAGGCTTTGTGCGCGAGTTCAAGGACGATGAAGGCCGCCCGTGGCGGCTGGCGTTGACGGTCGCTTCGGCGCTGCGTGTTCGTGACATGGTCACGGTTGACGTGGCCGACGATGACACAGGCGAACGGAAGCAAGTGCCGTTTGATCTGGTGGACGCCGGGTCAATTGCGCAGACGTTCCAAGTGCTTCGGAGCCAGTTCGCCAAGTTGGGGGAAATCCTTTACGCCATGCTGGTGAAGCAGATCGAGGAGCGGAAGTTGTCCAAGGAAGAATTCTTAGACGGGCTGCGTGGCGATTCTCTTGAGTCGGCTTCGCGTGCCTTGGAGGCCGAGCTTGTCGATTTTTTCCCGCAGCGCCTCCGCAAGATGGTCGGGCTTCTCGGCAGCAAGATGGACGAAGTGCAAACCGAAATGCTCGGTCGGGCGGAGGCGCAGATGGCGGGCGTGACAGTGGAGACGCTGACGAACGCAGCATCTGGGATGCCGTCTGGGAAGCCGCTGGAATCATCGGAGTCCATCCAGGCAGGTGGACCCTCCGACAACTCATCGCAGCTAGAAACGGCCGCCTAGAGAACGATTGGTGGCACACCGCCAACCTGCTGGCCCAGCAAGTCAACCTGCACAAAGACAAGCACGCACCGAAAGCCGATCCCCGAAAGTTCAACCCGTTCGCAAAGAAGCCAAAGGCGCGCGAGGCATCGCCCGAAGAACTGAAACGGCTGTTCGGTAAAGACTGGCAGAAATACGTATGAGTTCTTCCAAGGTACGTGCTGGCCAGGTTTACGTTGAGATCGGGGCAGATCCCAGAAAGTTCTTTGCCGCGCTCGGCAAATTGAATAAGGCTGTCGGCACAATGGGCCGCAGCCTGTCAATGTCGGGCGCTGCGCTCACTGGCATCGGCGCCGGCATGGCGGCGCCAATCGTTGCGGCAGTTGCCGCCGGCGCTCGGTTTGAAGATCGCCTGCTTGCCATCAAAGCATCTACCGGGGCAACGCAGGGCGAACTGGATCGGGTCAAGTCGGCAGCAATGGGGATGTCGGAGGCGCTCGGCGTCGGGCCGACCGAGGCCGCAGCCGGAATGCTCGAACTGCTCAAGGCAGGCATGAGCCTTGACGCCGTGCTAGGTGGTGCTGGCAAGGCCGCACTAGAGTTCGCCAAGGTTGGCGAAATGGACGTTGGCCAGGCGTCCGTTGTGATGTCGGACGCCATGAACGTCTTTGGCATCAGTGGCGAGAAGGCTGCTAATACGCTTTCGTCTGCGGCTGACGCATCCAGCACGTCTATCGCGCAGATGTCTGAAGCGTTCTCAATGTCGTCTGCCGTGGCGGCGCTGGCGAACCAGTCGATTGACGATCTGTCGGCGGCTCTCGCCATCCTTGCCAACAACGGCGTTAAGGGCAGCGATGCCGGCACTAGCGTCAAGACGATGCTGATGCGATTGATGGCGCCAGCAGACGAAGCAATCGGCGCGTTTGCGCAACTCGGCCTGTCTGTCGATGCGTTCCGTGGCGCTGACGGCAAGATGAAACCGATGGTCGAGATTATCCGCACGCTCAACGGGGCGCTGGCGGGAATGGACCAGGCGGCGAAGGATGACATTTTTCGCCGCATCTTCGGCGCTGACGCCATTCGTGCGGCTTCGATATTGACGAGCGCCGGCACAGAAGGCTTTGCCAACATGCAGGCAAGCATGGCGTCAGCGCTGCCGGTTGGCGAAAAATATAAGGCAATGATGTCGGGCTTGTCCGGCGCCATGGGCAACATCAGGGCTTCGCTGGAACGGATGTCGATTGCGATATCTGACGCTGTTGCACCCGCGCTGGCTTCCGTCATTCCGTTTGTTGAAGGGCTAGCGCGCAGCCTTGTGGACTTCGTCACCAACAATAAAGAAGCCGTGGCCCAGTTTGCCAAGCTGGCGGTGGCGACGATTGCCATTGGCGGCGTGCTGACTGGTCTAGGGTTGTCGCTTCAGGTGGCGTCGTTTGCTATGGGTGGAATATTTAAGGCCGCAAGCCTAGTGATCGCCCCATTGAGTGCCGTTGCCAGTGCGGTTTCTTTTGTCGGCATGTCTTTCTACAAAGCGATTGCTGGCGTTGTCGCCTACTCAGTTAAATCCATTGCGTCTGCTGTCGCCAGTGGCGCAGCGTGGGTAGCTGCAAACGCTCCGCTTTTGATTTTGCTCGGCCTGCTTGGCGCTGCTGGTGCTGCAGCAATCTCTGCCGCAGGTGGATTTGCTGGTATCACGGAGGCTCTTGGCAGCGGGCTGACTACCGCAGCATCAGATGCGTCTGTGGTTTTTTCGGATCTTGCCGCCACTGCAACCACGACATTTGACGGCATATACGAAGCGATTGCCGCAGGCGATCTGGCTGGGGCAATGGACATCCTCTGGGCCGGGCTCTTGGCTGGTTGGCTGCGTGGCGTCGAAGCGCTCATGTCCTACGTTGATTCGTGGGTCACGTTTTTTCAAAACATTTTCAGTGACATTGGCGCCGGGATCTATATAGC